GCCAACACCAGTTCCTATGGTTAATGTAGCGTTATCAGGTGATACTGATGGCGGTCTTAGCCCAGGACTATTGGTTTTGGCAGGTCCATCTAAACACTTCAAATCTGCGTTTGCATTATTGACGGCGGCCGCATATATGAACAAATACAAAGATGCAATCCTGCTCTTTTATGATTCAGAATTTGGTACGCCTCAAGCATACTTCGAGTCATTTGGTATTGATATGGATCGCGTAGTTCATACGCCGATTACCAATGTTGAAGAACTCAAGTTTGATATTAGTAACCAATTAGATCAAATTGATAAAAAAGACCATGTCTGTATTATTATTGACTCGGTCGGCAACTTGGCTTCAAAGAAAGAAGTTGAGGACGCAATGAATGAAAAATCCGTTGCGGATATGTCTCGGGCTAAATCTTTAAAGTCTTTGTTCCGTATTGTAACACCACACCTTAATCTTAAAGACATCCCTTTGATTGCAGTTAACCATACTTATCAAGAAATTGGATTGTTTCCTAAGGCTATTGTTTCGGGCGGTACAGGCATTTATTATTCAGCTGATGCTATTTGGATTGTTGGTCGACAACAAGATAAAGTTGGTACTGAAATCCAAGGTTATCATTTTGTTATCAATATTGAAAAGTCACGCCATGTTAAAGAAAAATCTAAAATTCCAATTAGTGTAAGTTGGGATGGCGGTATTGTTAAATGGTCGGGTTTAATGGATGTTGCTGAAAAAGGTGGCTACTTGCGTAAACCAAAAGTTGGTTGGTATGAAGCAGTAAATCCAGCAACTGGTGAAGTTATTTCACAAAAGTTAATGCGTGCTAAAGAAGTTAACGATAACGGTGAATTTTGGAATATGATGTTTGAAACTACAGACTTCAAAGAATATGTACGGAATACATTTACAATTGGAGCTTCAGGTAGTATTATGCGTGATGATGATGACCGTGATGAAGTATTTGAAGAAGTTATTGAAAGCTAAAATAGTTGTTGACATTATACGAAATGTATAATACTATAATATTAAAGATGGCGGCTATTAAGTTAGGCGCCATCATTTATCTTTACACACAGGAATTCTTATGATTGAAAAAACAGTATTAGCAAACTTAATATTTAACGAAGATTATTTTCGTAAAGTATATCCTTACATCAAACAGGAGTATTTTGACGATAATAGCCTTAAGAAAATATTTGATACGTATTCTGGATATGTTGATGAATACAAATCTCCGCCTTCAATTGAAGCATTAAAGATTTCGTTGGATAAACGTAAAGACCTTAATGAAGATAGTTATAAAGGCGTTATGTCCGAGGTTGATAATATGGCAATTGACCAAGGAACAGACTTTGATTGGCTTGTAAAAGAAACCGAAAAGTTTTGTCAAGATAAAGACTTATTCAATTCTATTCGTAAAGCAATCCTCGTAATTGACGGCGAAGATAAAGAAATGGATAAAGGTTCATTACCTGAGTTATTATCTAATTCATTATCAATCAGTTTTGATACAAGCATCGGCCACGATTATCTCGAAGACTACGAAAGCCGCTATGACTTTTATCATAAGAAAGAAGAGCGCATTCCATTCGATATTGAATTACTCAACAAGATTACTAAAGGTGGTCTACCTCGCAAATCTATGACTGTATTGCTCGCCACAACTGGTGGTGGTAAATCATTAGTCAAATGTCACCATGCTGCGTCGGCATTAATGATGGGTAAGAACGTTTTATATATTACAATGGAAATGGCTGAAGAACGCATCTCTGAACGTATTGATGCTAATATGATGGACGTTACTATTGACGAAGTTTCTGAAACTCCACGCGACGTGTTTGCAAAAAGAATTGGCAGATTTACATCAAAAACAACTGGTAAGTTAGTCGTTAAAGAATATCCAACTGGCTCTGCTCATGTTGGCCACTTTAGGCATTTACTTAACGAATTAAAAATGAAACGCAACTTTGCGCCTGATATTATCTTTATTGACTATTTGAATATTTGTGCGTCTGCAAGAGTAAAAGGCGCCGCGGCGGCTAACTCATACACTCTTGTAAAATCAATCGCTGAGGAGGTACGTGGTCTTGCGATGGAATATAATTGTGCTGTGGTTACTAGTTCTCAGTTTAATCGTGATGGTTACGGCAACTCTGACGTGGATCTCACTAATACTTCTGAAAGTATGGGAATTACCCATACTGCTGACTGTATTCTAGGCCTAATCACATCTGAAGATTTAGATCAGCTTGGACAACTAATGATTAAACAGTTGAAAAACCGTTGGAACGATCTTAGTTATTATCGTAGGTTTGTGGTTGGTGTTGATAGATCAAAAATGAAATTATACGATTTGGAAGATGGCGCGCAAAATGGAATATCAAATGACCAGCCTGCAGCCAACACGTCTTTTCAAAAACCATCCTTAACAGATACCCCAATATTTGATAATACTCAATTTGGCAAAAAGAAAAAAGGTTTATTTGATACAGGAGATTTAATGTGAGTTACGTAGTACGCAAAACTGAAGTAAAAGATCAATATATGATTTGGGACAAAGATCAAGATCTTCCAATTCAACTAAGTCTTGATAAGCAAAAAGCAAACGATATGGCTCGTAAACTCAATTTAGGTTCTGGGTTTGAAGGTAACATACCAGCTTTTGTGATGCAGAGGATCTAAATATTTTATAAATAACCCTAGATTATTCTATAAGAGGAAAGACTATGAAGGGGTTCAAGACACACCTTACCGAAGCTATTAAGGCTGAAGATTTTGAAGCGGCAATTGTGATTGGATGGCACGAAATCACTGGACAAGAAATTAATCCTGAAGCTGCGGGTATATCGCAAAAGGTATACGATAGCATTATGGCGCAACCTCAGTATGTTGATGCCGGTAAAAAAATTGCACAATCAATTAAATCTCATTTTAAACTTGGCGACAAAGTTAAAGCTGAACAATATGGTCGTGCTAAATCAAGTCTTACTTCTTTTTGGAGCGGCCACGGTGCTACTGATACAACTCCAAAAACCGATATACTAATTGGCGATAAAAGACTATCATTGAAAATTGGTATGGCACAATTAATGTCAGGCGGTAAAGCAGAGTCAACTGCAACTTTTTATGCTGCGATGGAAAAAGTAAATATTTCAAAATCGCCGCAACTAAAAAAAGTATTAGGTATTTTTGATGACTTTGTTACTGCCCAGCTTGCACCATCTCAATTAAGACCTATTATTAAAGCAGGAAATAATCCGGTAGTTAACCGAGGTGAAGCTGCTCATAAACAAATTATGGTTGAACTCGGCAAGTTGTTTGAGGAAAGTGAACAATTTAAAATTGAGTTTGCGCGTGAAGCTATGTCAGGTTTTGTTAAGTATGGCGAAACAAGTAATTCAGCCGCAGAGTTTATGGTTGTATCAGATCACAACGGATCTTCAACTAAAATCACCTCAGTATATGACGATGCGTATTGTAAAAAGATTGCTGATGCAATGAAGCTACAAGCTCGGTTTAAAACATCCTCCCGTAAATTAAAAGGCGTAAAAACTGGCGAGTATAACTTCTGGTCTGTTATTTCACTTATCGTTGATGCAAAACTCAAAGAAGAAGTTGAGCTTGAAGAAGGAATGTTTAGAAACGTTATCAGCAGGTTAAAAGGTAAGATCGGTCAAGGTATCAAAAAGGCTAGATCGTTTATTTCAGGCAAGGTATCAAACGTAATGTCATTCTTTGAAACTGACCCAGATGTTAAGGTTAATAATAAAATTAATTTCTAATGGCACAGTTAGGTTTTGTATATGAGCGATACGCATCGGATGCGTTAAAGAAATATGATTTAGTACCGGCTACTTTTACTCCAGCAGGAGCAGGAGCAGATCAACCGGATTTAATAATTAAAAAGCCAGGACCTAGGGCATTAGGACAAAGCGGCTGTGAATTAAAGATATCGCCAGCGGCATCAGGTGGATCTTTAGTTTTAAAATATATAAATGGTAAATGGCAATTTGATGAAATACCAGTAAAAGATGTTGAAAAAAGATTTATAAAAGCAGTTGCAATACGCGCAAAGGCATTAGACAAAATTAACAAAGCGTGGGACGGTATTGAGTCATATAAGTTTGCTACTTCTGCATTATTGATAAACGAAAAGAAAATATTAACAAAAAGAGAACAATACGCAAAAGAACTGAAAAGGTTTCCTGATGTAAAAGGTGAAATACCATCTACTGAAATAGAAGGCTATTATAACACAAAGGACACTTATTATATTAATGTTGGTACGCATGGTTTATATTTGCTAGGACAAAAAAATCCGTTGAAACTAAATGGATTAAGAACCTTTGGTAAAATGGCAACAGCAGGTTATAGAGCGAGAGTACAAAATAAAGGTGGTGGAAATTATCAGTTTACATTTGAGTTAACATTTGGTATAATTAGACAGAATCGGTCAGATTATAACATTGCGCCAGTAACAAGTGCAAAGAATGTAATGATAAATTTAGATGTAATGGAAAAATCTATTGCACAGCTATTTAAGGTAGAAATATGAAAAGTTTTAAATCGTTTATAACAGAAGATAAAAATCTTCATATGACGCATGCTGAAGATGCTGTTATAGATGGCGGTATAAAAGGAACAAGAAATGTTATCAACTATCTCCGTGATATTCGTGATATGCTTAGCGGCAACACTAAGTCTGCTGTTAACATAAGTGTTAAATGGGATGGCGCTCCAGCCGTATTTGCAGGAACAGATCCAAGTGACGGAAAGTTCTTTGTAGCTAAAAAAGGCGTGTTTAATAAAAACCCTAAAGTTTACAAAACGCATGCTGATATTGATGCTGATACTGTTGGTAAAGGCGATCTTAATTCCAAATTGAAAGTTGCCCTTGACGAGTTTTCAAAACTTGGGATTAAGGGTGTAGTACAAGGCGATTTTTTATATGAAAGAAGTGATATTAAAGAAGAAACGATTGATGGTGAATCGCATCTTACTTTCCATCCTAATACGATTGTTTATGCGGTACCTAAATCATCAGAACTTGGTAAAGCAATACTCGGATCCAAGGTCGGTGTGGTCTGGCATACAGTCTACCGAGGAGATGCGTTTGAATCAATGTCTGCAAGTTTTGGAGAGGAGATTGCTTCAAGCCTCAAAAAAGTAAAATCAGTATGGTCAGTTGATGCAGTATTTAAAGATCAATCAGGTACAGCTAATTTTACCGCAGACGAAACTGCAGAAATTACAAGGATCCTTTCTCAAATCGGAACATTATTTCGTGTAATTCCTAAAAAGACATTTGATGGTTTACTGCCTTCAACCAATAAAGAACTCAATATGAGAGTAAATACCTATATTAACGTTAAAGTACGTGAAGGCCAGCGTGTA